CCTTCTCAGCAGCCTCTTTTGCAGCAGCTTCCCGTGCAGCCTTCTCAGCAGCCTCTTTTGCAGCAGCTTCCCGTGCAGCCTTCTCAGCAGCCTCTTTTGCAGCAGCTTCCCGTGCAGCCTTCTCAGCAGCCTCTTTTGCGGCCTTCTCAGCAGCAAGTTTCTCAGCAGCAGCTTCCCTTGCGGCCTTCTCAGCAGCTTCTTTTGCGGCAGCTTCCCGTGCGGCCTTCTCAGCAGCTTCTTTTGCGGCAGCTTCCCGTGCGGCCTTCTCAGCAGCTTCTTTTGCGGCAGCTTCCCTTGCAGCCTTCTCAGCAGCCTCTTTTGCGGCAGCTTCCCTTGCGGCCTTCTCAGCAGCTTCTTTTGCAGCAAGTTTCTCAGCAGCAAGTTTCTCAGCAGCAAGTTTCTCAGCAGCAAGTTTCTCAGCAGCTTCCCTTGCGGCCTTCTCAGCAGCTTCTTTTGCAGCCTTCTCAGCAGCAGCTTTCTCAGCAGCTTCTTTTGCGGCAGCTTCCCTTGCGGCCTTCTCAGCAGCTTCTTTTGCAGCCTTCTCAGCAGCAGCTTTATCCGCAGCTTCCCTTGCGGCAGCTTCCATTGCGGCCTTCTCAGCAGCTTCTTTTGCAGCCTTCTCAGCAGCTTCCTTTGCAGCCTTCTCAGCAGCTTCTTTTGCAACCCTTTCTTCTTCAGCCTTCTTTGCGGCTTCCCTTGCCCTATAAGCATCAACTTGTCGCTGGATCTCTTCCTTCTTTAATTGTCGAGCTTTGTCATATTCTAATTTTTTCTTTTCAGATTCGGCAGCAACCATAGCAGCTTCCTGTTGTTTTGCATTTTCAGCAAGAGCTTTTTCATTAGCAACCTTAGCTGCCTCAGCGTCAAACCAATCATTGTCAGCCTTAATCTTTTCCTGTTCCTTCTGTTTTCGTATCATTGCTTTCATGTTCTTTTCTTGTTGCATAGCCTTATTATATTCTGTTCGTTGTTGTTCAGTCAACCTCTTATTTTCGGCTTCCTCATATAATTGTCTTCGTTTTACTTCTGCTTCCTCGGCTAATCTCGCTTGTTCGGCTGCTGTTTCCTGAGCTTTTTCAGCAGCTGATATCGCAAGGGCATCTTCAATTTCTTTGTTTATTTTTGCATCTGCTGTAATCGCATGTTCTTCTTTAAGTCGCTTTTGTTGTTCATACTCCACGTTCTTTCTATGTGCTTCGGCCCGTTTCTGTTCTCGGGCAAATTGTTGTTCGGCGGTTAGTGACACATTTGGTTTATTAGTTGGTGGTGGTATAGGCAATTCTAGTGGCTGCTGGTGCGCAACAACATCAGCATAAGTTTCTTGTGGTGGTGTAGGCGGGGTCGTTAATTTGGCCGCTGCTGCTGCTATTTCTGCCAACCGTAAGCGGTCCTGCTCATCCACAACGGCCTGAGCGGCAGCAGCCTCTTCTGGCACAACGATTGTAGCTTCCTCCTCAGCAGCCTGAGTAGCCTCTTCTACTGCGGCAATCGGTTCAGCTACACGCTGAGCAGCAGCAGCCTCTTCTGGTGAAACCATAACAGGTTCCACCGGTTCAGCTACACGCTGAGCAGCAGCAGCCTCTTCTGGTGAAACCATAACAGGTTCCACCGGGGCGACATTAGCAGCCACTTCTGATGCAACCGGTACAGTTTCAACCGGAGCCGTAGTAGCCTCTTCTGATGCGGCAATAGGTTCAGCTTCCTCATCCGCAACCGCCTTATTCTCAGCAAAATCTATTGTTACTAATACACCACCATCATTCGGGTCACCGCCAGGAATTGGCGGCTGTACGGCTTCCACATTAATTAGCGTAATCGCATTAATATAAAATGTAGAAACCGCGTAACTTACAATAAATCGTATTGCGTGTGTAGCATCATTTATATCCACATTTTGTGAAATATATTCAATGAGGTTACCAATTAATTCGGCGACATCGACCCCGTTCTCAAATTGAAATACGGGTTTGCCGATCGCCTCGTCCTTGTCTTCGTAGATATTTACCCAGTTTTTGTGCATAGTATAATTAATAACATCGCCTGACCTGACTGGCACAATATCAATCGATATATATTCACCTGGCTCGTTTTCTACTAACATTTCAATAATTTCAGTATCTACCACGGCTAGACCCTTATCCTGATCCGTATCCCGTTCCTTGTCCAAAGGATTGTTCATAATTCTGTTTACTATATTATACGAATACTAAAAAAATGGAAAAAAATCGGGTCTGAATTTGAATTGAGAATGCTAAATTGAACCGGGGCTATAACAAATTGCTGTCGGTAAAGCAATTTTTTATTCAATTGGTTTGATTGTTTTTACCTGCGTCTGCTAGGTCTCACTTTCTTTCGGTTAGACTTGGTAATGCGGCGCTTATGGTTCTTTTTCGTATGCACTCTGCGACCACCCTCACTCGTTTGTATTGGGCTTGTGACAGAATTTTGGGGTGCAGGCGCAACCTTGTTTTTCCTAGTAATAACATTTTTAAAACGTTGCCAGCGTGTAGGTTGTTGTTCAGGAGGTGTATACGCCTCGTTCAATATTAGTGGATCTGCACTGGTAGCCTTAATTGTCTGGTTAATTCCAGAAGATAATCTATCCAATGCTTCCGTTGGGTTTACTAAATCAATTTCCGGACTAAATTTAAGACTGTGTTCATTCGTTTTAATCTCTCCAATTTTGGCGGGCTTGTTGGGCTGTATCATTGCACTTATGTTTAAGTTAATCTCATTAGATAAATTGGTGGTAGGAGCGGCAGCTTCGACAACAGGTTCAACTGCATTTGTAATTTCAGGGGTAAGTGGCGGCGCCGGAGTTGTCGGTACTGGGGGAGGCGGTGGTAGTAATGTTTCTGCCGTAGCCAGACCTTCGTTACTATTATCCTCCTTATAATATGGTTTACCATCAGTATCATAGCCAGCGGGTTTTTCAAGATTATCACTCATATTTATTATATATAAAATGCATAGATAAATAATCCATCTCCATTCCCATAAATACTAAAAAATTGAACAAATAACATTGCAATCAGCTAAATAACAATTGAACTAGTGAACCATACAATAATATGAATTATCAAGTAGACGCTCCCATAAGAAACCGAACGGCACTCGTGTTTGATGTGGAAACTACCGGACTATTGCCACAAAAACCGCGTTATTCAACTGCGCCCATTCCGATTTCTGCCTATCCTCATATAATCCAACTGAGTTTTGTATTATATGATATAATCAACAAAAATATCATACGCTCCTATGACTCGTATGTAAAAATAGGCAACGACGTGGTCATTAGCGAATTTGTATCTACACTTACAGGAATAACGAACGAAATGTGCAACAGTAAAGGAAACGATATAGTAGACGTATTGCGTGCATTTAGTCGGGCATATGCAGAGTGCGACGTTCTTGTGGCACACAATATAGAATTTGACGAAAAACTGATAATGATAGAAACCGAACGTAATCGCCCAAGATTATTGAAAGAAGGCCCCGAATGTTTGACCGTGTTTAACAAGATACACGAACAACTCCGAGGAATTGAACAGTATTGCACAATGCGTAAAGGGATTTCATTGTGTAATATAATAGTAGAACCCAAGACGCCTGGTAAGCCACCGACTGCGAAGTGGCCCAAATTGGCCGAATTATATGCCAAATTGTTTAACAATGAAACAGTGGCGGGGATGCATAATTCAATGGTAGATGTCTTGGCTTGTCTGCGGTGTTATATGCAGATGAGGCACACGTACGACGCAGGAATGTTAACACCATAAAAAAACAATAAAAAACTACATCAGAATAAAAATACAATCAAATACCTAAGCCGAGCACATCTCACACACCTCGTCTTCTTCCGTCGCTGTCGTCTGTTTTTTTTCGGGCTCAATTGTAAATTGCTGTGCTTGATGTCTCGCGCGTCGTCTCAAATAATACATACCTGTTTTTAGACCTTTGCTCCAAGAATGGAAATGCATAGACGTCAAATTGTTATAATTCGGGTCTTCTAACCACAAGTTCAAACTCTGACTTTGGCAAATAAATGCCCCGCGATCCGCCGCCATATCAATGATACTGCGCATAGGCAATTCCCATACTGTCTTGTATTTTTCTTTAATTTCCACAGGAATGATATCAATGTGTTGAACGCTGCCATTATTTGCAATAATCATATTTTTCATCTTTTCGTTCCAAAGATCCAACTTGATTAAATCGTTCATCAAATATTTGTTGGTCAAAATGAATTCGCCTGCAATGGTTCGTCTGTTGTAAATGTTACTGGTAATCGGCTCAATGCACTCATTGTAACCCAAAATCTGCGATGTAGACGCCGTGGGCATTGGTGCAATCAACAGCGAATTCCTAAGACCGTGCATTTGTATATCTTCCCTCAACTCATTCCAATCATATCGTTGTTCGGTTTCGGATGGGTTCACGTCCCACATATCAAATTGGAGAATGCCCTGACACGCTGGCGACCCCTCAAACGTTTCATATGTCCCTTCCGTCTTTGCAATATTACAAGATTCGGTCAATGCAGCGTGATACATAGTCTCAAAAATCCGTTTATTGATTAGTCGAGCTTCGTCGCTAGTGAAATTTGTATTCAACATCATAAATACGTCGGCAAGACCCTGAACTCCGATGCCAATCGGTCTATGACGCTGGTTGCTTCGTCTAGTCTTATCCGTCGGATAGAAATTCACATCAATGATCCGGTTTAGATTATAGGTAACCGTGCGGGTAACTGAATGCAACTGTTCATAATCAAATACTTTCTTATCAGAACCATCAGTAGCATCTTTCACGAATGCGGGCAGAGCAATGCTTGCAAGATTGCAAACAGCGGTTTCATCTTCGTCAGAATATTCCGTAATTTCGCAACAAAGATTGGAGGACTTGATTGTGCCGAGATTTTTCTGGTTGCATTTTTTATTGACGGCGTCTTTGTACAATAGGTAGGGCGTACCAGTTTCCATCTGTGCATCCAAAACACGGAACCACAAATCACGGGCTTTCACGGTTTGTCTGCCCCGTCCGCTCTTTTCATAGAATGTATATAATTTCTCAAAATCCTCGCCATATACATCAGACAGACCCGGACATTCATCGGGACACATAAGGGTCCATTCACCGTTCGCCTTGACCCGTTCCATGAATAAATCGGGTGTCCATAATGCATAGAATAAATCGCGCGCTTTCAAATCTTCGTCACCGTGATTTTTACGCATATCCAAGAATTTCTCAATGTCGGCATGCCAGGGTTCTAGATAGATGGCAAAGCTTCCGTTGCGTTTCCCCCCGCCTTGGTCAACGTACTTTGCAGTGTTGTTGAATACTCGCAACATTGGTACAATGCCATTGGATTCGCCGTTCGTACCTCTGATATGACTGCCTCCCGCACGAACATTGTGAATGTGCAGACCAATTCCGCCTGCCCATTTTGAAATGAGCGCACAATCTTTGAGAGTATTATAGATGCCCTCAATACTATCACTTTCCATTGCGATCAAATAGCAAGAAGACAACTGGGGGTGAGGAGTGCCCGCATTAAAAAGAGTGGGAGTAGCGTGCGTAAAGTACTTTTGCGACATCAATTCATATGTCTCGCAAATTCTATGAAAATTGTCACCGTGAATACCAATCGCAACGCGCAGCCACAAATGTTGAATTCGCTCAACGATTTTCTTGTTAATTCGCATCAAATAGGCGCGTTCCAATGTCTTGAACCCAAAATAATCAATTAAAAAATCCCGACTATAATCAATGATGTTGTCTAGTTTATTTGTAGTGAATAGTGAATCTACACCATTTGGCGGTTCGTCATATTGCAAAACGACTTGATAGAGGTCTTCCGATACAAGCGGTGAGTGTTTGCCGTGCTTATCCTTGTACAAATACAGTTGCTTCATTGTATCCGAAAAAGAGGATGATGTATTTTTTTGATGATTAGAAACGACGATGCGTCCAGCGAGTACATTGTAGTCGGGATGAATAGACGACATCGATGCACATTGTTCTGCCGACAGTTCATCAATTTGCGTCGTAGAAATATTGTTATATAACTGGTCAATTACCTTCATAACCAGTGAGGTGTAATTTATTTTAATGTTTGCTTCGGTTCCGATATTTTTAATTCGGGTTAAAATTTTATCAAACGAGACAATTTCTAGTTTGCCTGATCGCTTGGTAACATACATTTCATCGTCCATATTTACAGAAGATCTGGAATTGTCGATAGGACTAGACATTTATATTATATACGTATAAATGTCTATATCATTTTTATCTAACTAAAATCTAGTTTTACTAGACAAACCTTTTTATTATCCGGCATATTTTGGATCATATGAACACCAGATATGTCGTTCGTTTGAATCACGATTTTGGGAATCCGTTTTTTCGCAGCGCGGTGTTCATATCCGTTCTCGCGTTCTGATAAAATCGTGTTCCATACATCTTGAATTTGACTTACCGCCGCAGCAAACCACTTACGGTTTCTTTCAATAAGTACACACGAAAATTCATTGAGATACCAATAAATGGTAGTAAACAATACTAATCCTTGTTCCCTTGCAGACTGTTTGGTGGTATTAATCCAATCTTGTATGCTCGTTTCATCAATCTGAATATTCAATGGCATATAACGATAGATTGGATCGGAAGTGTCGACATCTCGTTTTATAAAATGAAGTATAACGCCTCTGTACTCAGTTGCAGTATCTGCATAGAAGTCTTCTTCTGTTGGGTACTCCTGTATACGAGTTTCAACAAAGTCGCATTTGTCCAAATTGCACGTTTCCATTTGAATTTGAGTTTGTATCCAATAATCTTCCTTTGGAATGCCGGTGATTTCGCGATTGACGATATTTTTGATCTCAAGCATGCGACCATACCGACTACAATTTGGGTCAATGTTAATTCCATCCGGCGATGCCCCAATAAAGGAATATGCTGGGTGTTGAATGCACCCAAATTCGCCCACTTTGGTTTGAAACATTGTTTCGTAAATCATCACCGTAACCGGTTCATATTTCACACCCCAATGCATAGGAGTATTCGTATTGGATGTTCTAGTTTCACCTGGTAGAGGTTCTGTCGGTTTACATTTTTCATAGATTAAACTGTTTATTTGAGCCTGACTTCCAAACACTTTCCATAAATTGCTAGCAGTAATTAGTCCATTTCTAAATGCATACCATTCCGGCGTTCGTTGCTCGGGTTGTGGGATAGATTGCAAATGGGCAATCTGTCTAGATAATGCATCAATTTCATTGGAAGACAACGCGGAGATTGTGTTTAGTGTATACGGCATTGACCGCTGGGGTAGCCCGTTGCACACATTGTACGTTTCCATAACCTCCTCCACCATTTCAAGAATATCATCATAGTCGTCTTCCTCACATAGACCCGCATTTTCCCATTCTTGATATAATAGTTCGGCAATATCTTGGCAAATATCCGAATAAAATGTGGGAGATGATAGTTTAATAATGCTTTCTTGAAAGTACTCATCAATTTGTTGATATACATCCATAATCGTTTCGGCAACATCATCATCGGTTATATTTTCCAATGAAAAGACATCACATTCTGATAATTCACTACATACATCTGATATACCGATACTTCTGTCCGGGTCACTCGACCCAGACGTTGAAACATAATCCGAGTCATTATCCATTTTGTATTTGTACTATAATAAAATATACCTTCTATATATTTTACTAGAATAAAGCCTTTGTCTAATTCAATTTTGCGTACGGACTAAACCGGCGTTTCCTTCGCGGATACCCGTTTCGGAGTAAGAGATTTCAAAGTGGAAACGCGTTTTGCATCAATAATGCGAAGAGTAAAGTTATGTGTGGTTTGGTTAAAATGGAGCGCGGGGATAGCCTCAATTTCTTGCTTGTCTTTGTCATAAGAAACTTCTTTGGTTTTTTGTAATTTGTTTTTTTCCAGACATTCAATAAAAAACGCTTTTAACAGTTTAATGTCTTTTGCCGGATACCCGTGTTCTTTGCCATATCGTTCGGCGAACTGGTGTAATTTTTGGATTTTAACCGTTTTATCAATTTTATTCCAATTGTCAGATTTATTACGCTGCTTTTCTTTTTCAAGCAATCGTTCAATTTCATTGTAATTATTTTCGTCCCGGTTCATCTGTGGTTCGCTAGGCACGATAGAGGCATTCGCCGCTTCGCTAACCGGTTGATTGTTATTTGAACTGTTAGTAAACATAGTAATGTGTCAACGCTTTATATTATATGTAACATAATGTTTATCTTCTTTTTTAAGTGTTATATTTTACTATGCGTATACATTGCACCGTATAAGATATAGCCCTATTCTATCTAGATGGAGAACATAAAGAGAATACAAATAGATGTGACAGAGGGCGCAAAATGGATACCCACACAAGACAATGTAAAACATATAAATGTAGATTTAACGCCAAAGAAAGAGCGGCGAGATGGGAGATGTGAAGACCCCGACGAAGAACCGGAACCAGAACCAGAAGCAAAGGTTCCCCGCAAACGGGTAGTAACGAATATGAGTGATTGGACATTTACAGATGCGGAACTGTCACCAGAAAATCAATTAGAATACATCCAACAAATATACAATGATGCCATTACCACACAAAACGAAAAGAAATGTAAATTGGTAGTGCAACAATTGAAGGCGAAGCTGTACGGGTATCGTAACCAAGACACAATTAAAAAAATCTATTCGGAGGAAAATTTTATAACAATGAAGAGAACCTTGCAACTATTAATAGAGTGTAAATGTAGCTGTTTTTACTGTAATACAAATACAAAGGTTCTCTATGAGTATGTTAGAGAACCAACACAATGGTCATTAGAACGCATTGACAATTCCATCGGACACAACAATGACAATGTGGCAATTGCCTGTTTAAACTGTAATTTGCGTAGGAGAACCATGAACCAAGAACGCTACGTTTTTACAAAACAACTGGTCTTGCTGAAAAAGGAATAAATAATAAACAAATATAAACCGTATGTAATATGTAAATACAATAGAATATGGAACCGTTGTCGCATCACGCCGGAGTTTATGAGAAATTAAATAGTTTTTACACATCGGGCAAAATACCACATATTATCCTGCACGGGCATCACGGGACGGGTAAAAAGACAATATTAAATTGGTTTATTAGCAAAGTATACGAGGAGAACAAGACCATCATAAAGAACAATGTTATGTATGTGAATTGTGCGCACGGAAAGGGCATCCGATTTATACGAGAAGATTTGAAATTCTTCGCAAAGACCAATATCCAATCGAATAATGGATCAAACTTCAAATCTATTATATTGTTGAATGCGGATTTTCTAACGATAGATGCACAGTCAGCACTAAGGCGATGCATAGAATTGTTTAGTCATAATACACGTTTTTTTATAGTAGTGGAGAACAAGGACAAGTTATTGAAGCCCATATTATCCAGGTTTTGCGAGATTTATGTCGCCGAATGCATGAATGAAAATACCGTCGTAAATCTAAATCGGCGATTAATTGCGGGCATAGAAAATGCGTTAGATGCCGAACAAGTGGAGAGAATAACCGATTGTTTATCCAGGTTAGAAGAAGAAACCGTCACACACACCGATATAATACAAGCGTCCAGCGAGTTATATGAAAATGGTTATTCCGGACTGGACTTGATTAAATACATTAGCCAGACGAAACAGTTTGATGATAAGAAAACGTCGGCAATAGGAGTATGTTTTAATATAATCAAATCAGAATATAGATGTGAGAACCTATTGTTATTGTATATGCTGGACTATATATATTTACGTTCAAAAACAGATATAAAAAGTGTCTTGACATTATAATATAATTAATATGGACGATTTTGTTTTGTCAAATTTGCAGGAATCAAGGAATGAGTGGTGTAGTAGGTTGGTCAGCATTTTTACACCACTGATATTGGGCGGTATTCGTTCAATCTTTAATGAATCGTGGAAGTTGTGTTTGGACAATGATGAGGCGAACAAGTATTTGATGACTTTTCAAAATTTGCTGTCACGCATTCCGAAATGGAATAATGAGATCATTGAAGAAGAACGCAAACGTATTATTGAACGAAGCGGATGTAATTATTTAGAAGATTTGATTACGTGTGTTCATATTATCCAATTGAAGGTCTTGACGTGCATTCGCGTCGGTAACAAACAAAAGAAGATTGACATTTCCATTCCCAAATTAGACAGTTTTATTCACAAAGTATACATTCACGTCGCCCGCAAGACATATTCAAATGTCTATTTGTTTGATAAAAACGTTACTCCCTTGCAATATCAGAAGAATACTCGCGAGATTGAGAACATTATTCAAGAATGCATCTTAATCGCGATACGTGAAAGCATTCCGACCGAGGCAATTATCCGAGCATATATGGATGAAAGCGTAGAACAAGAGGAAGAGGTGATTATTGAAAAGATTGAAGACGATGCGCCTGAACCAGTTGCCGAAAAACCAAGTCAGGACAAGCCTGCCGAAACGGTTATTACGAAAGAAGAAGATTTACCTGCTGTTGTTCCAGCAATTCAAAATATTAATAATGACGCGGTTGTAACAAAACTATCATTTAACAACCTGGATGATGTATTAGACGATACCAATATTATAAAGAAAATAGAAGCCCCGAAGACCATTGAGCGATTGGAGGAGATTAGTACGTCGCGAGCCATTCAACGTAAGTTAGACGAATACGAGTCGTCTGACGAAGAAGATCGTATACAAATACACACGGATCCGATTGCATTGAATGGTATATCTGTTTTGGATAACGAGCCAGCAATTAAGCCGGTTGCCGACTCCTTTGTATTGAATGATGTGGAAGAATTGTTTTAGAAACGTACATATTTAGGGATGTGCGTAAAAATAAATAATATATAATCGTCGGTGAATTATATATTTCATAGTAATGGAAAAGTTGTTTATATTGGCTGCTCTAATTACCTTTCTGTTTTGTTCAATCAAGATCATTGAGATGAAATACATTTCAAAGGAATGGAAACCATTAAAGACGATCATTCGTGATGCCGTGGTTGTCTTTATTTCTGGTGTAGCCGCGATTTTTGCCTTTAATGTGTCAAACGGATCAATGACCGATTTCTTTAACATTGTTACGGATAACACGGTGCTCAATCCGTCAGCGACCGAAGTGTTTACCGGAGAACCTGGGTTCTAGATTGTATGGTCATAAAATGTCATTCTCCACAATGAATGACACTTTATTTTGTGAATTCAGGAATTCCTATAACTACCTGAATATTACTTGGCAGCGTATGCATATCAATGTAACGCGCTACATCTTGTGCAATATACAGCGTTAATTGCATATCTGAATTGTTCGCTAGACATTTGCTCGTCCATTTGTCCAATTTCAACACGTCATTTAGTCCGACAATCCGTCCATTTACGCCTAGATGCTGGGTGGGTCGTTTTCCTGGCTTGCCATTGGTATGTTTTATTCTCCATTCGCACGACAATGCGTTTCGGTGGTCAGGAAATCCCGTCAATAAAGCATATATTTCCCACCCTCCCCCACGCCCGTGCGTATAAACTGCACCCCCCGAAATCTCTTCATTGTGTTGTCTGAGACGACGATATGGGTTATTCGTAGAGCCATTGTACGTTAAATGACTATATTGTGGTTGTTTATTTCGCAGAATGTAACAATACCATTGTTCTGGCGGAGTTGTTGCCTCCACGTTCTCAATCATCTACTATGTAATATAGATAGTAGATAATTCAATCATTCTAAACACAACAAGGCAAATTATACCATTGAAGATTAAAAATAAACACAAATATACAGAACGATGATTGTTTATATTGGTCGATGGATGCACCTTCATTTTTCACGTCTACACGATAGACATTGTGCAAGGTCATAGTGAGTTGGGGG